CGACCACGACGTTCCCGATGCACCACCGCAAGATCGGATGGCCGTCGTGGCGCAGGCGCTTCGAGAGAATGGACGTCTCGAGGGATTTGGTCGGCGCCGTGAGGGACGCGAAGCCCTGCCGGATCGGGACCATCGGTAACCCGTCCTGCAGACACCGGGAGACCAGGTCGGTCGCGTTCCAGGGGTCGTACGGAATCTCGAGCACGTCGAACTCGGTGGCCCAGCGGTGGAGGTGGTACCGCACGTACTCGTAGTCGGTGACCGGGCCCGGCGTGGCGATCAGAATGTCCGGGCCCATCGTCACCCACAGGTCGTACGGCACGCGGTCCCGGTTCACTCGTGCGTGGATGTTGGCGGCCGGGATGAAGAACTGCGCGAGCACATCGAAGCCGGCGCCGGTGTCGTCCGGGAAGGTGGCCACCGTCGCCGTCAAATCCTTCGTGGAGCTGAGATCGACGCCGACGTAGCACCGGCGGCCTTTCAACCGGGCGCGATACTCGGCCGTCGTCATGCGGCGGCGTCCACGACACAACACGCATCCCAGGCCGCGAGCGACACCCAGCGTTCGGCGCTCTCCGTCCATTGGTTGCAATACAGCCGGCGGAAGGTCATCTCGAGCGCGGGGATTTCCTGGGCGCGGGCGCAGAGAATCTGGAGATCCTCGAGACTGCGGAAATCGCCGAGCGCGGGATTGCACGCCCGCTGCGCGCGTTCCTCGCGCCAGTCCGCCTCGATCGGCATCTCGTACACGATCGGGAGGAAGGTGGGATCGAGCGCGGGAGTCTCCTGCACCTTCTTCGCGTGTTGGTACAACTCCCACAAGATCGAGTGGCGGTCGTAGCCCGCCGTCGAGATCGCAATCAAGAGCGGCTGGTCTCTGGCGCCCATCGACGTCGTGAGCACATCGAACAGATCTCGATTCGGCGCCGCGTGCAGCTCGTCGTAAATGATCCGCGACGCGTTGAACCCGTGTTTGCTGTACGCCTCGGCCGAGATCGCGCGATAGATCGTCCCGCTCTTCCGGTGCGTCATCCGGAGTTTCGACGTGACGATGTCGACCTCGGCCAGCAGTTCGGGGTCGTTGCGAATCATCTGCTCGGCGACGTTGAAGACGATGGCCGCTTGTTCGGTGTCCGCGGCGCAGGAGTACACTTCCCCGCCGATCTCCCCGTCGAACATCAAGCCATCGACCGCGAAGGTCGCCGCGAGCTCGGACTTGCCGTTCTTCCGCGGCATCATGAGTAAGCACGTGCGGTACTGCCGCAGGCCGTTGCGCTTCGTCTTGAACAGCGGCCGGACGATGTCGTGCTCCTGCCACGGGCGGAGATTGAAGGGTTGCCCCGCGAACGGGCCTTTCGTGTGCGTCAGGCGATTGATGATCGCGACCTTGCGATCAGAGCCCGCGTTGGGTCTCATGTGAGCAATCCAGCCCACTTACTCACGACGGCGGCGGCCGTCGGCGCCTCCGCGAGCGGCTTCCCGAACGGCGAGAGACAGAAGTCCTTCATCCACGTGGCGACGCGGTGCATCAGGCCCCGGTGATTGGGGCCCCCCGCGGACGCCGGCGAGGCCGACAACGCGCGTTCCTGGACGACGGCCCGGCACAACATGACAAACGCGGCCGACGTCGCCGGCGTCAACGTGCGTGCGGCGAGGGCGGACGGCGCGAGCTCGTGCCAGATGGCCAGGGCCAGGGCGCGCGCCGTCAGTTCGTCGACCTTGGCCTGGATCTCCGCGATCTGCGGGTTGGGATCCCCGGGCCCCACGTGCTCGTGGAGAAACACGAGCTCCGCGACGAGCGTCGCGAGCTGCGCGGGCGTGCCCTGGAGTTCGACGGGCGGGTCCATGGTCGCCGCCGGCGCGATCGCGGGCGCGGCCCCGCGCGCCGAAGGCCGGAGCACCCGCAGCTTGCCCTTCTGCCCGGACCCGACGCGCTTGCCGCCGCTCCCTCGACCGCCCATGAGCTAGATCCTTAAAAAACAGAAGTTTTGAAAGCCCCGCAAAGCTGCGCGGCGGCCCGTGCGGTTTCCCGGCGCCTACACTTACAGCGATCGCGAAGCCCCCCCCGCCCTGTGGACGCAATGACTTGCGGCGTTCGACGCGTCGCGCATCTGGATGTCAAGGACAATCGATCGCTCCCATTGATGGCCGTGGTCGTCACGAGGCTCACCCCTTCGCGGTGTTACACGAGACGCACAAGCTCTGGTGATTGCGCGGGTCCATCAACGACCCGCCAGAGGCGAGCGACACGATGTGATCGACGACGCGCGCCTTGACCGTCAGCCCTCGACGCACGCAGCGACTGTGTTCAGGGTGGAGCTGTCCATCGCCACGCATCCCGCACCAGGGGAAGCGCACGAGCCAAGCCTTCGCGTACGTCGCCCACTCGTGCGTGTAGCCACGGAGGAGCGACGAGGGGCGTAGATGCTGGAGACAGCGGCCTTTGTACGTGGCGCGCTGCGGACAGCGGGGGTGCGTACAGTACCGAGGCGGGGCCAGGGCCATCAGTCGACCGTCTCTGCTGGTTGATCAGGCGTCTTGAGTCTCGTCGCGCGTCGCACACTGAAGTGCCCACTCGCATCGCGCGGCGCCGCCGTCTTGCGGAACGCGTTGCGCAGACCATGGGGCTGGATGCCGCGCTGCTGCTCGTCGTCCTTCTTCGCATCGAAGCAGTCGAGGCAGAGACCTTGCGTGTTCTCGAGGTCCTCGGTGCCACCGACTTGCAAGGGCAGGATGTGCACACGAATCGTCGCGCGGATCTGTCGGCCGTCAGCTTCGCAGGAGACGCACCAGGGCGATCGCGCGAAGAGGTCTCGCCGCGCGCGTTGCAGGGCACGCCCGCGCAGACGACCATCACGCGTCGCCATTAGCGCAGACCTCCGACGATCAGCCCCAGCACCAGGCCGACGAGCCCGAATACCCAGAGCGGGACGGATCGATCGCGTCGCACGGGCGCGCGCCAATCCCGGAGGCCGTCGTCGTCCGTGAACGGAATCATCAGACGGCGTGTCCCGGGACCGGCGCGGGGTGCAGGAGATCGGCGACGCGTCGACAGTCTGCATGCGGACAGACGGTCCAGCGATCGGCGTGCGGATGATCAGCGGCCGTGAGGTGCAGTTTGGCGATCGTGTGACGCAGCACCACGATGTAGCGGGCGTTCCGTTCGGCGGCGCGTTCGAGGAGCTCGTTCCGGAGTTCGAGGACCGGGAGCGGGACGGAGTACCGGAGCATGACGTTACGCCGTCCTCTTCAGCGAGGCTTTCGCCATACGCAACTTTTCAGGACGGACGGAAGAAGAAGAAGAAGCCGTGTCGCGCGGAGACAGCACGGGTTGACCGCGAGGATTCCAGTCCGCCGCGTCAACCTCGGCGAGGGGTGACACGCGGCGATCGTGACGATCGACAAAACGCTGCTGACGGGCGAGTGCGCGCGCGAGACTCTCGGCGGTGTGACGCGTCTTGATCAGCGGGACGGCCAGGCGAGAGGGCGCATCGATCGACGCGAACACCCTCGGCATGCAGGATCCTTTTCAGTTGTCCGGATGACCGGCGCGACGGTCGTGGGTCGTTGCAATCTGGCCTCTTCCCGAACCCAGTTCCCAACGAGTTGCCCTGACATTCCTCAGCCCACGGGAGACTGATGACGGCGCCGGGTAGGTTCTAGCTTGACCAGAAAACCGTCCCGTCCCGGCCGGTCGGTGCGCCTAGTAGCACGCCGTCGTGTCTAGTAGTGCAGGCCCACCGTTTAGAATGCGAAGAGAGGCCGCACTATTTCAGAACCACACCGAATGCCGATCGATCCCCTCCTGCCGCAGCTGCACTTGCCGCGCATGTTGGAAGTGCACGAAATCGCCTACCTCATGAAATGCAGTCATGAAACCGTCCGCCGGTTGATCCGCACGCGCCAGCTCGCCGCCCATCGGCTAGGTCAGCAGTGGCGTGTCACGGTGGATGACCTGCAGCTGTTTCTCGCCGCGCAACGGGTCGAGCGGGCGGCGCACGACGGCCCGCGCGAATCGACGATCCGACCGGTGCATGCGGCGGTGAATCGATCATGAAGTCCTGGCATCTCACCGCGCGTCCGGGGCTCAGTCTCCGCGATCGGCTGCGTCTGCTCGTGGGCGTGCCGCTCTACGTGCGGTTCACGAGTCCCGATGGACACTGCCACGCGGCGTGTTCGCTGTCGGCGGTCGTCCAGCGCGACTGGCCCGACGAGGACTGCCCCCGTCGTCTCACCGCCGAGCAACACAGCACGCGATGGTGAAAGCCGAGTGGGAACGGCGCTATACGGGACCGGGGCCGATCCACGACCCGGTGTTCGCGCGGGCCGAGTGCGTGTTTACCTACTGCCCGACGGTCCATGCGTGCATCGGGGTCTGCGCCCATCCGGCGGCTGCGGAGACGAAGTGACCGGCGCTCGGGCCCGACGTCGCGCGTGCCGGCTGGCCCCGACGTTCGCGGATCGGTGGTTCCTCTTCCGCCTGCGCGGCTACCGCCCTCGGACCTGGGGGCAATGGTGGGTGGACGTGTACTATCTGCTGCGAGGATGAAGGGAGTGTCCTATGTCTGTGCGCGCGAAGGTCACATGTGAAGACATCGTCGGGAATGCGGTGACGTTCCGAACGGTCTACGAAGGCGACGTCTCGAAGGATACCGAGAACGCGCGGTTCACCACGGCGACGCCCTGGGGGGAGATCAAGCTCGGCATCGACAATCCCGCCGCGCTCAAACAGTTCGCGCGGGGCAAGTCGTACTACGTCGATTTCACGCCAGCCGACTAGCCCATGACCCGACGTGAGGCGATTGCCGCCCTGATGACCCTGCCGGTGGCGACCGTGAAAGTGGCCGAGGTCAAGCCGGATGACGTCCTCGTGATTCAGTGCGAACAGTGGCTCTCGCTGGACGCGAAAGCCCGGATGTCCACCGTCATGTCGACCGTCTGGCCGGGACGTCGGGTGATCGTACTCGATGGCGGCTCGACGTTGCAGATTGCGCGAGGATGACTCAATGACGCCACTCACGACGATGACCGTCCATGTCGACACGTCGGATCTCGATACGGCGATCAAAAAGGCCCGGACGCTGCTCGAGCTCCAGGAGCGCGTCCATGTCAGTGGGTCGATCACCGGCCCCGCCGTTGTGGCCGCCGGACTCGCGCTGTCCGGTCACCCGCGAAAAGTCACGCGACGGGGCCTCTTGGGATTGGGATGGCTCAGCCCCTGATGCGCTGCTTCACCGATGCCCAATTGAAACTCGGGATCACCGCCGTGCTCGAGGGGCACGATCGCTGTGCACTCTGCGGGCAGACGCGCGGCGCCCGCGATCGCCCGCCCCATGAAGCGGCCCACCCCTTCGTCGCCCCCGATCCGTTCGACCTGTTCCTGTCCTCCGCGCGCGAAACAGAGCCCGATGACGTGGCGCCTGGGGAACGGGACCACGAGTAAATGATCACCCTCGAAGCCCAGACGATCTACGTGGAGATTCAACGGTTGTACAAGCAGCTCGAACGCCTCCCGTGTCCCGAGCGACCCGCCAAAGGATCGCACACCGGGGGCCCGCAGTACGAGGCGCTGATCATTGAGATCCGGACGTTGAGTGATCGGTACCGGGCCCTGACGACGGAGGACGATCCGAAGATGCAGACCTCGACGTCGCCGTGGCGCGCGGCCGATCGCTGACACCCGCTTTAGCGACAGGATCTCCGCGGACTCCTCATCGAGGTGGCGCCGTCATTTATTCGTATTCGGCATCGCGTGTGACCTCCGTTTGCCGACGGGCTACGGCTTCTAACGTGGACTGAATCACCCGCCATTGTCGCGGGGGAATCTTCAGCGCGTCCCGGAGGCCATCTGTCGTCATCGCCAGCCGAGCCAACTCGTTGTTGCTAAACCGCAGCACACGAGCGCGTATCCTTTTGTCCATCCCGTTCCAGAGGATCGCGCGTAGCGAGAAGTTTCGCCGTAGGCTTTTCGTCGCTCGCGATGGATCGGCGGTCTTAGCGGTCATCGATCACCTTGGATTCTTCATTGCTTGGTGCCCGCACTCACCGGCCCCGTCTCACAGACGAACAGGAACAGGTTCGCCGCGGCGTGCAGCGCCCGCGAGGCCATCTGAAATTCCAGGGACAGCGGCCCGATCGTTTCGGCGTCCGCCAGAATCGCGTCCGCGGCGGCGATGTGTGCGGCGAGTATGACGACGTTCGGCACGGCGCCCCGCTCCATCGCCGCCGTGCCGCGGGCGGCCACCTCAGCGACTTCGCGGGGGGAGTACTTGCGATCGAGCATCATCGTCGATCACCTCCTACGTCACCCAGGGCGGCGAGCTGCTCGGCGAGTTGGTTCGTCTCGGCCTGCACGTAGTCGAGCGTTTTGTATGTGGCGCCGGGATAGTGGACCGAGTCGAACGTCGATGTCGCCAGTCTGCTGCCTATGTGCCGCAGCCGCGCGTCCATCCCCGGCATGATGTCCCACGCGTGCCCGCAGTCAAACCCGAACCACCACACGTTGTCCGGTTCGCCGGGTTTCGGGACGTGACAGATGCCCATCACGCCGTCGTCGCGATGCTGACAGGCGTTGGCGTAGGTCAGGCCGCCGTGCACCTCGACGTCGACGTGGTCGTACCCCTGCCCGTGCAGCGGGTGGCCCTGTGCGACGGCCGCGTAGCCGCACCAACTGCCGTGATGATTCCGCAGCGCGAGACACGGCAACCCCGCATGCTCCCACTCCACGCGATCGGGTTCGGTCTGCCAAGGGCCGTCCCCCCAGGTCGATTTATCGATCGTCGGGTCGTTCGTATCGACAGTCATCGTTCATCACCCCTTGCCGAGATTTACGCGGAGGACTGGAGGACTCGCGAAGCGGGCCTGAGTGCCTCCGCGCGCCTGGATCGTCGTCGTGCTTCCTTCAATGCGGCAGATCCCCCAGACCCGCCTGGGCTCGAATGATGTCCTTCACCACTTCCAACAAGCCGTAGAGGAAGGTGGTGTTCTGGGCCTGGGGGCCGGTGCCCTCGATGGTGACGTGCCCTTGATCGTCGTGGGTGATCACCAACTTCGCGAGGATCTGGCTCACTGGGTGCCTTTCGTCTTGGCGAAGTAGAGGGCCGCTTCTCGCCGGGTTTCCTCGGTGATGGCGATCACGGGTTCCTCCGTGCTGTCCATGATCGCGATAGCCGCGCAGTACGCGCAGAGCTTCACCAGGTCCTGGGGCACATGGGGCCGATGCACGATGGACCGCCCGCAGTCGGCACAGAGGGTCGTCACGTCATCCGCGAAATACCGGCGCGCGAGCAGACGAGGATTCGGCGTTCAGGCATTCAGCGCGCCTTCTTCCGCTTCGGAGTCGACGCCACTCGCGCTTGATACTTCTCCGCCGCGTCGAGGACCGGGAGCAGGTTCTTGCGAATCGAGGCCGCAATCTCGGCGTTCGTGTGCCCGTCGTGAATCGACGTCAGCCGATACGACCCGCCGCCCTCGAACCAGATGTGACAATCCCACGCCCCGCGCTTTTTCGTTCCTCTTGGCATTCAGAGCGCCTCCAGATCCTTCCGTCGAGTCTTCCTTCCGGGGGTGCGCCGCTCCACCTCGGCGTCGGCGCCGTAGCGGGCTTTCGCGAACCCACGCGCGTCCCGCTCATGTTGAAAACACGCGACAATCTCGCCATCCGCGACAACCCGCCACGGCAGCACCGACGCGCTGAACGGGCGATGCCACGCTCGATTCTGCGCTCGCCGAGCGATCTCGGCCTCAAGCAGAGACGCGTACACCCGCCGGCCCATTCAGAGCGCCTCGAGATCCTTCCTGCGTATCTTCCACCCGCGATCCTTCTCCGCCTTGAGTGTCCCGTTGTGAATCTTCCGGAGCAGGTAGGTCCGACTCCAGCCGGACGCGGCGACCGCTTCATCGAGGGTCAGGACGGGTCTCTCCGACACGCTTTCCGCCACTGGCGGTGATGGCGGAGACTGGAGACGTGAGCACAGCAGCGCAAAAAACCGAGCGATCGGGTCGTCGCCGGGCTTCGATGTGAGCAGCACACGGGTATCAATTGATACCCCTGATGGGCCTGAGAGCTCTCGCCCATGCCCGTTCCCATTCCCGACCGCCGGTAAAACGAACGGCGGAGGCTCAGGATGGCGCTCTGTGGCGATTCGAGCGACGTCGTCAGGGTGATAGACCACCACCGGCGGCGAGCCCGCCTGAGGCCGCAGGCGCGATTCCAACTTGCGAGCCCTCGCCAGCCGTTCGATCGTCCGGGTCGAACAGCCGATCCGGGTGGCCGCGTCCGTGATCGACAACCAGTCTGAGAGATCAGTCTCCGCCATCAGGTCTCCGACAGTGGCGGACAGTTCCACGTGGAAGCAGACATCAGGACTTCACCTTGGCGGCGAGCTGCTCGCGCGACAGACCCACCCACCAAC